ACAAACAGCACTAAATACTTGCCAAGTGGAAGATGAGAATGCTGTAGAGCTAGGTCTCGTTAAGTAATCTACCATGGTAGACATATCTTTTCTTGTTGTATTATATCTAGACGTCATTGTTTGAGTAGTCGTGTTCCAAGCTGTTGTTGTATTCTGACTAGTGTTAAACGTTGTTGTGGTACTGTGACTTGTAGCATAAGTAGTCGTAGTATTCTGACTAGTATTAAATGTAGTGGTAGTAGTACGTGATGTATTGTAAGTTGTAGTATACGTCGTAGTAGTACTATGCGATGTATTATAAGTAGTCGTTGTATTAGTTACCCTAGTAGTATTGAACGTAGTCGTAGTTGTATGACTAGTGTTAAACGTTGTTGTAGTACTAGAACTAGTGCTTTGACTTGTCTCCCACGTTGTAGTCGTTGTATGTGACGTATTATATGTCGTAGTTGTACTTCTAGTTGTATTCCATGTAGTAGTCGTAGTATGACTAGTTGAATGACTCGTATTATATGTAGTCGTAGTATTTGAACTAGTTGCAAATGTTGTTGTAGTACTATGCGATGTATTATACGTCGTGGTAGTACTTTTAGAAGTACTCCAGGTTGTTGTCCAAGTGGTTGTGGTAGTCTTAGACGTATTATACGTTGTGGTAGTATCATGCTGCGTGTTATAAGTAGTCGTTGTGTTATGAGACGTATTATATGTTGTAGTTGTCGTGTGAGACGTGCTTTGGCTGGTTTGCCAAGTAGTGGTCGTAGTATGAGACGTTGAGGTTGCATGACTAGTATTATACGTAGTATTATAAGTAGTTGTCGTATTAGAAGATGTATTCCAAGTTGTTGTAGTATCATGAGACGTACTATGATACGTATTTGAACTAGTGTTCCAACTTGTATTATAAGTCGTTGTAGTATCTTTAGATGTATTATACGTTGTTGTTGTATTATAAGTTGTCGTTGTACTTTTACTCGTATTGTATGTAGTATTATAAGTAGTAGTAGTACTATGAGACGTAGAATGACTAGTATTGTATGTAGTAGTAGTATTATGACTAGTAGCCCAAGTAGTAGTTGTACTCTTGTTAGTATTCCAAGTGGTAGTAGTATTTGTTGTATGAGATGTATAATACGTGGTGTTCGTAGTTTTAGATGTACCACGACCAGTTTGAGCAACAGTGTTAGTGTTGTTGTATGTCTGTCTACTTGTTAACCAAGACGTCCACCATGATGTTGTAGTATTAGGCATCTTTTCCTCCG